CGGCACAAACTGGTTGCGCAGCCGGATCATGCGCGGCTTGTCGATGTGCTTGATGATCAGCTGCAGGAGGCCCTTATAAAGCTGGGTCATGCCGCCATCTGCGAACAGCCTGGCAACCAACTCAACACGCTGCTGGGCAGCTGCCACAGTCTGCTGCACGGCCATGAGGGTGCTGGACTGCAGCGCGCTTGGATCTAAACCGTCAGCTGCTTTCGATATGCCGGTGCGGTTTTCGCGCATCTCGTCCATATAGGCCAGCATCGGAAACGCCTCCTTGCCAACAAAAGGCAAGTTAAACGGCACAACCGCGCCAGGTTGGCGCATACGAATCACCCCGCCCGCTTCGACGTTCATCACGTCCTCTAGCGACGCCTGGCCTTCAACGATCCCGACTCGCGGGTGGGTCGACATAGACAGGCTGTCCAGGCTGGCGCGCAGCACGGCGCTCTTGATGCGCTGGATGTCCATAGTCAGGTCGGCGATGCTCAGACCGCCAAGGGCGGTGTGTGGCTCTGGGTCTGGCTGGAATAACGCAATCGGCACCAGGTCTGCTGGGTCGTTTCGGAGAATCTCGTAATTAGGGCCGGCGCAGCATACGCGGCGCAGTTCGCTGACCCCGTCGCCATCTACATCCAGGTGGACGTACGCTTCTACGTACAGCACCCGCCGGCGTGACGGATCTCGGTAGTCAACATCTCGCTGGTCAAAGAACCGCTCGCGCGCCTCTTGGTTAAACAGGTCGAAGTCATCCTCGTCGGTGGCGAAGGCCTCCATCTCGTCGCGGTCGTAGCCCATCTCGACCAGGTCGCTGATCGGCAGGTACGCCCTGTGGGCCACTAGCTCGGCGTCGTCCATGCTGCGGGCGTGCCGGTTGATCAGCACCTCCTCTGGCGGCACCGACATCACCTTGACCTTGCCAATTTTGTTACGCTTGGTAACACGCACCTTGTGCAGCGGCTCTGGCGACTCGTCGGCCACGACAGACATCAGCATGTCGATCTCGATGTCGGGGTCTGCGTTCAGCGCGTTGAGCGCCTGGTCGTCCAGGTTCTCTAGGTCGTAGCTGCGAAGGGTCTCGGTCTCGTCGTAATAGTATTTGAGGAAGCCCTGTCCTTTTACCAATGCGTCCTTCATCGCCGCGTAGATGATTTCAATGAACGGCGAATCTTGGTCTTGCTGAAGGATATAGTTTACGTAGTCGGTGGCTTGTTTTGCCATCTCAACGTCTTCTGGGCCAGTAGGTGCGTACTCAACGACGTGGTCAGAGCCGCAGAATATCCGCATCAGGCTTGGCAGCATGGCGGCCACGGTGTCGCGAACGTCCATCGTTTGCGCGGTGCTGCGGCCCTCTTGCTCGTTGCCAAGAGGCTCGCCGTTGTAATACTCGGCGGCGGTCGCGCGCACTGGCGATATGGTGTTGTCTATGTAATCAACCGCGTCCTCGATGGCCTGCTGTACGGCGGCCTGGATCTCTTCGGTTGCCATCGAGGGGTCAACCTCGATGTACTCCTCGTCTTCTGTCTCAATTTCGTATGGTTCGGCCATTAGAGTAAGCCTTTTGGTTGTGTCTGCAGTTCGGGGGACATGTAAAGCGTGCCTGCCATTACACCGGCCAGGCCGTAAAGCGCGCCCTCACCTTTGATAAATTTTGTTAGCGCTTCCCTTTTAGATTCCTTGTTCCGCTCAGCCGTCCTAGCTACCACGTCATCAAAGACCTCCATAAAAGGCCGCGAGTCGGCGACGCCGGTATCGGCACCCATCCAGACAGACGCCTGGAACTGAGCGGGGGTCATATTTAGCTTGTCCGCGATTTCTGATTGGAACTCCTCTAAATACCTGTACTGCGTCTTTTGTGGGCTTACCTTGTTTTTAGGGTCGCCTTTAACGGCCGCAAAGTTATGGGTATCAATCGTCATCGGCGTCTGGTTGCCTTTTAGATTTTCCGCGAAGCTCGACGTTTTAGGTCTGTTTAGGGCATCGAATCGGCCCATCGATTGAAGGTCTTGCAGGAGATGGTCTTGGGTTTTGTGTGCCAGGTGGCCGTATCCAGGTGGTAGGTCTGGGTTTAGCAATCCAGCAAACGGCTTCCCTTGCTGGTCAAGCTGCTGCAGGTAACTAGACCTGCGTATGTTGGCGGCGACGGTAGAGCGCGGGCTTGTTGCAGCTATTTTGTCTACATAAGCGCGGAACGTCTTATTGCCTAGCTCCTCCCCAAGCTCGTCGATGTAGGCCTGGCGCAACGGCTCCAAGTTATACCAATCCCGCCCGCCTACTTGCTCGCCCTTTTTAGCCGCCTCTGCAAGCCTGTTGGCTGTTTTTTTGTTGAGCATCGGCTCTAGGTTTTTCGGCATCCCCCTGGGAGGGTCATACCTGTCGAGCGCCGATTGAGGTACGTCAGGCGTCTTCGACAGGTCGAATTTTTCTAAGGGCTTGCCGGCGTATATCGCATCTGCCGCATCTGCCACAGCCTTGACAGCCCTGGGGGCTTTCAATGCGCCGGCGATTGCGGGGCCGGCCAACGGGACTGCGTATGCGGCGTCGCCTAAAAGGCCAAGCCCTTGCAGGCCGGTGTCTAGGTAATTCCCTCGCTGAAAGTTCTCCTTGATCGAAACCCCAGGCGCTAACAGGCCTTGCTGCAGGGATTCGTTTGGGCCAGGCATACGGCCCGCCTGTCCGGCTGCGTCTGCCGACGCAAACCCAGGGGCCATGCTGGCGGCCATATAAGCGGCTTGTGCCGGCGTGGGCTTCGCAGACTGCGCGGCGTCGTGCATGGCACGCGCCTCGGCCATTTTTAGCTCGGCAAGCTGCTCAAGGATGCCCAAGGCTACTTCTTCTTACCGGCTTTTTTCTTAGGCTTGGCGCTGCGCTCCATCATCTTAGCGATGTCGCTGGCGGCGTCTTTCAGCCCGCTTGGGCCGCGTTGGTAGGTATGTGATTCGGTTTTAGCCACGCGCACCCCAATATCTTCTGGTTTTTCAAAAGATATTTTATCAGGTAACGGCTAAGTTCCTCCGCAGCGGAGCGTTCCAGTTATACGCGGCGCTGCTGTGCCCTGCCATTATTGATGCGGGGCCGGCGAACGTGAGCACCAGCGCATCGGCCAGGTCAGGGCTTGCAAGGCCGCGCTTACGCATCTGATCCTTGGACTCGATCTGCAGCTTGCCGCTCGATGTGAATTTGTATTTTGGCGACACCAACTCGGCCACCAGGTTGTCGTCTTTCGGGATCTTGCAGTCGCGGGCCTCTAGCCAGGCTTTCACCTTAAACCAAAGCTCTGCCCGCAGGTTGCTGTAGGTTCCCTTGGTGCTGGGCGCTTCGCCGGTGTTGATCCCAACTGCCGGCAGCCCTAGCTCGCGCAGCCGGTCGCACACCCCGCCACCGACGCCAATAGAGTCTACAAATATCTGCACCGGCCGCTGGCGCGGCCCTGCCCCCTCATACTCGGCGACAACGGCACCCGTCAGCTGCATCAGATCCAGCCCCTGCCAGGTTTGCATGCCTTTAAGCTCGCGCCCCTGGCGCTTCGCCAGGGCGCTCTTTGCGGAGCCAAAGCGGGCAACGTCCAGGCCCCAGATGATCGGCTCGTCCTCGTTAACCACAACGTCGCGGCTTTGCGCCGACTCCACCAATTCCAGAGGTATGGCGGTGTCATCGTCTCTAAGGGGAAATTCCCCCTCGACGCGGACGCGGTAGGCGTTGGACTGCTCGCCAAAGCGCAGCGCCATCTCCTTGACGTACTCGTCCGATACGCGGGGCGAGTCTTCGCAGTTGACGCGGCGCGTCCACCACTCGCCAGAGAGCCGGTGGTGCGTATCAAAAAAGAAGCCGCTGCCCCTGGTTGGGTTGCCAAGCAATAGCGTGGCGGCGTTTTCGCCAGACATCGAGCCTGCGGCGGCCTCAAACACGGCCTCGGGTATGCCTGATGCCTCGTCGCAGATGAGCATCACGTTATCGGCGTGGACGCCCTGCAGCGCCTCTGGCGTCTCGGCGCGGCTGGTTCGGCATGAGATAAAGGCCTCGCTGGGGGCGGCCTTTAGGCTTACGCGGTCGCTTTTTACTTCAAGCAGCTGCTTAACGGCCTCGGGCGACTCGTTAATCCAGCGCTTAACCTCGGCAAACAGGGCGTCGAACAGCTGGGCGCTGGTCGGTGCCGTAACTACAATTTTGACTGGAAATCTCGTAAGCAAAAACCAGAGCATCGCCCAGGAGGCTGCCGTTGATTTGCCAACGCCGTGGCCAGAGCGGACGCTAAGCTTGCGCTCGCCGGAGGCGATGGCTTTTAGGAAATCTTGCTGCCAGGGGTCAGGGGTTACGTTAAAGACGCCCTCAACAAATGCGACGGGGTCGTTACGAAAGCGCTTAACAAACGCTATATATGGGTTTTCAGCCATGCCGCATTATACCAGTGGTGTATGCGGTAAAAGGGGTAGAGGGTTTTACCGCAGCTATAAATTGCCGCGCTTATGCTTGCGCGCCAGGTTGTATATCGTGCTGGCGTGCAGCCCCACTTGGTCGGCGATCTCGGCCTTGGCCACGTTGGCGTCCAGCAGCCTGGAGATGGTCGCCACCTTATCGGGCGTGACGACGCCAGACTTGGCGGCCTCGCCCTTGTTGCCGTAAATGGCAGGCAGGCGCTTCAGCGCCTGCGTTGCGAGGTAGAATCGGTCGGTCATT